TTACGGGGTAATGCCAACCGCTGCCGCCACTTTGTCGCCACTTGGCAGCGTTGCCAGAGGATTGAAACGGAGCGCCGTTTCCAGATGATCCGGTGCCAGATGTGCGTAACGCATAGTCATTTTTATATCGTGGTGTCCGAGAATTTTTTGTAAGGCCAGAATGTTTCCACCCGACATCATGAAGTGCGCCGCAAACGTATGGCGCAGAACGTGTGTGAGTTGACCGCGAGGGAGCACGATAGACGTTTTTTCCATCACGGATAAAAATTGAAAATAGCAGTCTGTGAAGAAATTGAACCCATCAAGCGCCATGATCTCTTCGTAAAGCTCTTTACTGATAGGGATGCTTCTGTTTTTCTTCCCCTTCGTTCTGACAAAGGTAATTCGGTATTTGGTCACCTGTGAGCGGGTAAGATTTACGGCTTCACGCCAGCGTGCGCCTGTGCTTAAGCATATCTTAACTACCAGTGCCAGAATTGGGTCCTGACGTTTGCAATCAGCCAGCAATTCAACAATCTGCTCATGGGTAAGCCATGCTATCTCTTTTTCTGCGATGGTGAATTTTCGCATGTTCTCCAGTGGGTTCGGATACGACCATTCGCCCAGACGGGATAGTTCGCTAAAAACACTACTTAGATAGCTTTGCTCCAGGTTAATGGTGACCGGGCTTGCTCCTTTCTTCCATTTCTCGCTGAAGTAGATCTCGCCTGTCAGGCGTTTATCTCGATAGTGGGCAAACATTTTAGAGGTGAGATCGGTTGCAAGAGGATTGCCTAGGGCGTCAACCATCAGCAGCAATTTGTCATAGACATGCTGTCCAGCAGTCAGAGATTTACCATGTAGTTTGAACCATAGCTCAACCACGTCTTTCAGGGTTCGACGATCCACTGATTCGCCCAGCCAGGGCTTTGATTCGGTTTCTTCCATCGTGTGACGCTCAAAAGCCAGAGCTTCGCCTTTGGTGGCGAATTGTTTACGCACACGACGCCCACTTCGTCCGGCGGGGTAACATTCGCAAAGCCATTTCCCTGTGGTGAGTTTTCGTACTGCCATAAAAAATGCCCTCCAGTAGAGAGCATTTTTACTGTATGTATAACCAGTATCAATGTATGAAATCCTACGACCATACATCTCACTGAAGCCATAATGAAGTTGGCTATTCTTTTTGCTATGTGAGCATGTAACTTTTGCGGTTAACCTGCGGCTCATTTTTATTTTAGACGCAGATATAAAAGCAAAAGTTATCGTGAGTTTTTAGTACAGATTTTTTTGGATTTACTAATAGTTCCATCATTGCAAACGAATTTGCCATCTGAGGTACAGTGAGAAACACCTCCCTTTTTCCCTGAGCAGGGATAATTTCTAGCATAGGTAGTTAGTGGGTTTAATAACAAAGAACATGACAAAACCACAAAAAATACCTTACCAAGCATAGTTTCCTCCCGGTACTATTTAACATACTTGACTGTTAAACTTATAATTCTACCAATTATTTCAATGTCTTCTATCTTGCATTCGAAGGCCCTGTTTCCACCCTCGACGAAGATTCTTCCACCGGGTAAACGAGTAATGTCACGGATCGTTATTTCGCCATCAATACTTATTACCCATTTACCATCACGTATATCATCAAATTCTTTATCACAAATAAATTCAGAATTGTTATCTGTGATGACAAAAGGTTTTTTAAACGTAGAGGGTAGAAATCCCTTATCAAAAATATAAAAACCGTCTTTCTGCAATGCTCCATCAGACAATAAATATTTTTCTACTTCTATAGTATTTGTATTTGCTGATGCTTGCTTTGAACCATGCCCTGTTGTTAGCCAATTAAGCGAGGTGCCCGTTTCAAGGGCGCACTGGATTACCCAATCTGCTGGAAAAATATCACGCATATAGCGCGTTGCCATGGTGCTCTTAGAAACACCTAAATGATCACAGAGAGCCTGACGAGTACCGAACCCATATGCTTCAACTAAACGTTCTATGGCTTTCTTACCGCCGCTATTGAAATCCACAAGTCCTCCAAAGAAATCCAAAATTCGTTGACAGATTCCAAAAGCGATCTTAAAGTTGAACCAGAAGTGTTCTTTTGGAGCCTTCACTACTAATCACGACAAACAACGGCTCGCCACAAGCCATATCTAGAAGGAATGTTGCCTTATGACACCTAACATTTCAATTACTCTGAATACACCACATGTCACAATCGAACGTTATAGCGAACTGACTGGCCTTTCTATTGATACGATTAACGACATGTTGGCTGATGGCCGACTACCTCGTCATCGTCTTCGTAAAGACAAAAAACGTGAAAAGGTAATGATTAACCTGGCTGCTCTGACTGTTGATGCTTTGTCTGCTTAATAGACGTCTATTTTCGCAATAAGACGCTGAGTTCGATTTTGCGATAAGTTCGGAGTTGAAAACCATGTTTGATTACCAAGTTTCCAAACATCCACATTTTGATGAAGCCTGTCGTGCATTCGCACTGCGCCACAATCTGGTGCAACTGGCAGAACGTGCGGGCATGAATGTGCAGATTCTGCGGAACAAGCTGAACCCAGCTCAACCTCATTTATTAACCGCACCAGAAATCTGGCTGCTTACCGATCTGACTGAAGATTCAACGTTGGTAGATGGTTTTCTGGCACAGATTCATTGTCTGCCATGTGTACCGATTAATGAGGTAGCAAAAGAGAAACTGCCACATTACGTCATGAGTGCAACCGCAGAGATCGGGCGTGTTGCTGCAGGTGCGGTATCTGGCGATGTAAAAACCAGTGCAGGTCGTCGTGATGCTATCAGCAGCATTAACTCTGTAACACGACTGATGGCGCTGGCGGCTGTTTCATTGCAGGCCCGTTTACAGGCTAATCCTGCGATGGCGAGTGCAGTTGATACCGTGACTGGCCTCGGTGCTTCCTTCGGTTTGCTGTGAGGTGCTTATGCTGACGAAAGAACCATCATTTGCATCGCTGCTGGTAAAACAAAGCCCGGCAATGCACTACGGTCACGGCTGGATCATGGGTGAGGATGGTAAACGCTGGCATCCGTGCCGTTCACAAGATGAATTGCTGTCTGAATTGACCACGGGAAAACGGAGAAAGTCAAAATGTATGCAGCGGAAAGTGAAGTGGTTTATCAGTTTCGTTACAGAGGGGAGAGTTATTCAGTACCTGAAGATGATTTGCTCTGTTGTTATCCGTCGTTGTCGGGCGATGGCAGTTACTTTTTCACGCTAAAGGATGGGACGTTTTTACGGGGAGAGCAGGTTAAAGAGATGATACGAAAAAATATATCTCCTCTTGAGCGTTACCGTAAGAACAAAGAGCGATAGTTGCGTTTTGGGGATATGAATTATGGCAATTAATGGCGCTGCGGCGACTGTTCCATTAAGCCCAGGTGAACGCCTGAATGGACTTAATCATATTGCGGAATTAAGGGCGAAAGTATTTGGCCTGAATATTGAGTCAGAGCTTGAGCGGTTTATTAAAGATATGCGTGATCCACGGGATATCAATAATGAACAAAATAAACGGGCACTGGCTGCCATATTCTTTATGGCAAAAATTCCAGCTGAACGTCATAGCATCAGCATTAATGAGCTGACCACTGACGAAAAGCGGGAGCTGATTAAAGCAATGAATCATTTTCGTGCAGTGGTGAGCTTATTTCCCAGACGGCTAACCATGCCGAATTAACCAACTAATGAAATTAATGGCGTAAACCCGCCGGGCATCCCTTTATCTAAATTCAGGAGAATTGATTATGCGTAATATTGAAACCCTCACGACTAAAACCGGACCGGATGACGCAGGGCTTAATATTTTACTGACAGAGGCTCGTCTGGAAGAACGCCGGGCAAGGGCTGAAGCAATGGCTGCCCGCCTTGATAGTCTTGCGTGTCATATCACATCCCGCCAGCTAAACCACGTCGAAGCGGCAGAACTGCTGCGTGTGACCGCTGAAGCAATCCAGAACGAAGCGCAGGAGATCCACTAATGGCTGATGCAATGGATCTCGTACAGCAGCGCGTTGAAGAAGAACGCCAGCGCCATATCCGTGCTGCCCGTGCCAAAACACCGGGCGTGTCTCGCGTGCTTTGCATTGAATGTGAAGCGCCAATTCCGCCAGCACGACGCCGCGCCATTCCGGGAGTGCAGTTTTGCATTACCTGTCAGGAAATCGCAGAACTGAAAGGCAAACATTACAACGGAGGTGCTGTATGAGCACCATCCTGAAATGGGCGGGAAATAAAACGGCCATTATGGCAGAACTGAAAAAATACCTTCCTGCTGGCCCGCGACTGGTTGAACCTTTCGCGGGTTCCTGTGCAGTGATGATGGAGACGGATTACCCCAGCTATCTGGTTGCGGATATTAATCCTGATTTAATCAACCTCTATAAAAAGGTTGCCGCTGATTGTGAATCGTTTATATCTCGCGCCAGAGTTTTATTTGAGATCGCAAACAGGGAGGTGGCTTATTACAACATAAGGCAGGAGTTTAATTACTCAACTGAAATTACTGATTTCATGAAAGCGGTATATTTCCTGTATCTCAATCGTCACGGTTACCGTGGTTTATGTCGCTATAACAAGAGCGGGCATTTCAACATTCCCTACGGTAATTATAAAAATCCGTATTTCCCTGAAAAAGAAATTCGCGCATTTGCAGAAAAGGCCCAGCGAGCAACGTTTATCTGCGCCAGCTTTGATGAAACGCTGGCGATGTTGAAGGCGGGGGATGTGGTGTATTGCGATCCGCCGTATGACGGTACGTTTTCCGGCTATCACACTGACGGCTTCACTGAAGATGACCAGTATCACCTGGCATCTGTTCTTGAACATCGGTCATCAGAAGGACATCCGGTCATTGTTTCTAACAGTGACACATCCCTGATCCGTTCGCTGTATCGCAATTTTACTCACCACTACATCAAGGCAAAACGCAGCATCGGTGTGGCAGCTGGCGAGGGTAAATCAGCAACAGAAATCATTGCTGTTTCCGGGCCGCGCTGCTGGGTGGGATTTGATTATTCGCGTGGCGTGGATAGTTCTGCCGTGTACGGAGTACGTGCATGAGTCATGCCGATATGAACAACTGCTGCGGCTTTAACGAAGCTGCCGCATCGTTCTCATGGAACAGCCCGAAAAAGGCCATTAACCCTTATCTGGACCCGGCGGAAGTTGCGCCGGTTTCTGCGCTTTCAAACCTGATCACTCTGTACGCTACCGATAACGAGCAGGAACAACTGCGCCGCGAGGCACTGAGTGATCAGGTCTGGGAGCGTTATTTCTTTAATGAATCCCGTGATCCTGTCCAACGCGAAATGGAGCAGGATAAGCTCATTAGCCGGGCAAAGATGGCGCATGAGCAGCAGCGTTTTAATCCAGACATGGTCATTCTGGCGGACGTCAACGCCCAGCCTTCCCATATCAGCAAGCCGCTGATGCAACGTATTGAATATTTCAGCAGCCTGGGCAGGCCAAAGGCTTATTCCCGCTATTTGCGTGAGACGATTAAGCCATGTCTGGAACGACTGGAGCATGTACGCGACAGCCAGCTATCTGCATCTTTTCGTTTTATGGCAAGCCATGAAGGGCTGGACGGCCTGCTGATCCTGCCTGAAATGAGTCAGGATCAGGTGAAACGCCTGTCTACTCTTGTCGCTGCGCATATGAGTATGTGTCTTGATGCCGCTTGTGGTGATTTGTACGCCTCCGATGATGTTAAGCCAGAAGAAATCCGCAAGACATGGGAAAAGGTGGCAGCAGAAACCCTGCGACTGGATGTCATACCGCCTGCGTTTGAGCAACTCCGCCGGAAAAGAAACCGCCGCAAACCTGTGCCTTATGAACTCATTCCGGGTTCGCTGGCGCGTATGCTGTGCGCCGACTGGTGGTATCGGAAATTATGGAAGATGCGTTGCGAATGGCGGGAAGAGCAGTTGCGTGCTGTCTGCCTGGTCAGCAAAAAAGCATCTCCCTATGTCAGCTATGAAGCCGTGATGCATAAACGTGAGCAGCGCCGTAAGTCGCTGGAGTTTTTCCGTTCTCATGAACTGGTGAACGAAGACGGCGACACGCTGAACATGGAGGATGTGGTAAACGCCAGCAGCAGCAACCCGGCGCATCGCCGCAACGAGATGATGGCCTGTGTTAAAGGCCTGGAGCTTATCGCGGAAATGCGTGGTGACTGCGCCGTTTTCTACACCATCACCTGTCCGTCACGTTTCCATTCCACGCTAAATAACGGCAGGCCAAACCCGACCTGGACCAACGCGACAGTAAGACAAAGCAGCGATTATCTGGTCGGCATGTTTGCTGCATTTCGTAAGGCTATGCACAAAGCCGGGTTGCGCTGGTATGGCGTGCGGGTGGCTGAGCCGCATCATGACGGCACAGTTCACTGGCACCTGTTGTGTTTCATGCGCAAAAAAGACCGCCGTGCCATCACTGCATTACTGCGTAAGTTTGCCATCCGTGAAGACCGCGAGGAGCTGGGCAATAACACTGGGCCGCGCTTTAAGTCTGAGTTGATTAACCCGCGCAAAGGAACGCCGACAAGCTACATCGCGAAATATATCAGTAAGAACATTGACGGTCGTGGTCTGGCTGGCGAGATCAGCAAGGAAACGGGTAAATCTCTGCGTGATAACGCTGAATACGTGAATGCGTGGGCGTCTCTGCATCGTGTTCAGCAATTCCGCTTCTTTGGTATTCCGGGGCGTCAGGCTTACCGTGAACTTCGCTTGCTGGCTGGTCAGGCGGCAAGGCAACAGGGTGACAAAAAAGCAGGTGCGCCGGTACTGGATAACCCGCGTCTTGATGCCATTCTGGCTGCTGCTGATGCTGGTTGTTTTGCCACCTACATCATGAAGCAGGGCGGCGTACTGGTTCCCCGTAAATATCACCTCATCAGAACCGCTTATGAAATCAACAAAGAGCCGACCGCCTATGGCGATCACGGCATTCGTATTTATGGCATCTGGTCACCCATTGCAGAGGGCAAGATCTGCACTCATGCAGTGAAGTGGAAAATGGTTCGTAAAGCCGTTGACGTTCAGGAGGCGGCAGCCGACCAGGGCGCTTGCGCCCCTTGGACTCGTGGCAATAACTGTCCCCTTGCTGAAAATTTGAACCAACAGGAGAAAGATAAATCAGCAGATGGGGACCCCAGAACGGACATTACCAGCATGGATGACAAGGAGTTGCACGATTTCCTGCACAGTATGAGCAAAAAAGAGCGCCGAGAACTGGCAGCAAGGTTACGCCTGGTTAAACCGATACGGCGTAAAGACTACCAACAGCGAATTACAGACCATCAGCGACTGCAGCTCGTCTATGAGCTGAAGTCCAGAGGATTTGATGGTAGCGAGAAAGAGGTCGATTTACTCCTTCGCGGCGGCAGTATTCCGTCAGGAGCAGGCCTGCGTATCTTCTATCGGAACCAGCGTTTGCGGGAAGATGATAAGTGGCGGAACCTGTATTAATTACGCGGGTTAACAATTCGTGCTCTTAATAATACCCGGCATATCAGGCTGATGAACGTAAAAAACGTTTTACATCAGTAAGATTATTATATACTGTAAATATAAACAGTGGATATGTATACAGTATTGCTTGTGGTGTCATAGGAGGAAAAATGCAGGACTATTTTTTGGAGTCTTTGAAGCTCCAGCGCATTGATTTTTTTCTTAAGCTTGTAGCGGCTAGTGAGTGTAGTGATGAAGAGAAGGGGCTGGCTCTGCAGTGGGTTTCTGAATTGACTGATGAACTCATGGCAAAAATCAGAACTCACGAATACAACCGCTCAATGGATGTCATCAGTTGAGGTGACTTTTATGCGCATTGAAATAATGATCGATAAAGAGCAGAAGATTAGCCAGTCTACCCTGGACGCCCTTGAATCCGAGCTTTACCGCAATCTGCGCCCCCTGTATCCCAAAACGGTAATTCGTATCCGTAAAGGTAGCTCTAACGGTGTGGAACTGACCGGACTGCAACTGGACGAAGAAAGAAAACAAGTGATGAAAATTATGCAGAAGGTGTGGGAAGACAACAGCTGGCTGCATTAAGAAACGTTGCTGGCGTCAGTAATTAATTCTGACGCCAGCACGTTGAACAGCAAGTAAGTCAAGGTGTTAGTTAAAAAAAACACCTTATAAGCCATCTATGATTGAAGAGCAATCTTTCTCAACGTATCAAATACAATTTTTGTAAAATTATTTTCATTTTTAACGTCAATGTAAGCAAGAGCGTTATTAGTAATTTTAAGTTTACCAGAATACTCTAATGAATTAACGGAGCAAACAAGTTTGTCAATTCTTATTTTCTTCCCCTCTAATTCTTCTTTATAATATTTTCTAAGGTCACTGCTGCCAATTATTTGCATTTTAGCTGTAGCGTAATCAGCGACTCTAACTCTAGAAATATCCAGCTGTGTTAGATTTATATTCACATTTGAAGATATTTCGTTGAGCCAGTCCATCGGATTTATATCAATCTCTTCTAGGCTAACGCCTAAGCCAAGATTTCTGACTAAGGCCTGTGAAAACGGTTTTAAAGTTCGCGGAGGGTTAGTAAGTTGCATTATAGGAAGAGTATCTAAAGATACACTGAAATTAGTAGTGCGGTATTCGACTCTTTCTACGATAGTTTCGCTTCCGTCAAAATTAGAAACTTGATCGTGATAAATAATACGCTCAACAAAGCGTCCATGTGCAGAATCATGACGTATTTTATCAAAAATAAACCCTTTCCCCTTATCCTCGGTAAAAGAATCAAGAGAAAGACGTTTAACAGCTTTTTCAAATTCAAGCCGTATGTTTAATTTGAGCCACTTAACCTTCTTCATGTTCGTTTACCTCTGGTCCTATTATTATATTATAGGCATTTTCAGCGGCTGACTCAATTAATTCACTAATATGTCTTTTCTCTTGTGCCGTTGCCGCACGAATTGTCACATTGAATCCGTCTTCTTTTTGATTATTTATCCCTTTAATTTGATAGGCAAAGTCACAGCAATTTTCAGAGTCTTTGAAAAATGCTTCAACGTTAATTCTGTCACCAACTCCACTTGTCGGTTTTGAAGACCATGCGATACGGCCTATATAATAACCTTTCTCGTGTAGTTGAGAAAATATAGGCGAACTATTAACACCTTCACCATTCAAAACAGCTTTCTTGACGAATCCGGTATCGATTGTTTCTTCTTTGTCTTCATCTTCACTTGCGTCAATATTGCGATTTAATTCTACTTTCGTTACATCATCAGTCTCATAACCATGTAGTCCATTCATTAACTCTTGAAAGAACTGGCTTCGCAATGTAGGGTCAGTGATTGCCATTAAAGAAATTTCAAAACGTTCAATAGGCTCAGATTTGATTTTAGACAGCTCGTTTTGCAGACCCTCAATAACTTTTTTTGCCTCAGGATTCTGTGGCATACGTACTTCAACCTTGTCAACACCAGGGCGAAGTTCTATTATGACATTCCGTTTATCTATTTGACGCAGAGCGGTTTTAGATAAGTCTATTTCTTCATAGTTATATTCTACTGTCAGAGAACCATCTTTTTTCGCTACGATATTCAAGCTTTGCCCTTTACTGGGTGAACATGTTTTTTTCAATGCTTCAGCTGCGCTCTTTAATTCGGCCTGATTTGTTGTGGTCTGAAAACTCACACTGGTAATGCTTTCTCTTGGATCATATGTTTTGACCATCTTTTTTATATGCTCTAATTCATTAAAACCATGGGGGAGTTTTGATATTTCCTCGATAAGTATTTCCTTGTCGAGTTCTGGTGATAAAAAAACACCTCTATTTAGCAATAATTCATGTAATTTTGCAGGGGTTATTCTTTTATGATGCAAAGCATCATAAATATTCTTGTCAGTCGCAAAGTATAATTTTTTAGCCATTATCGTTGCTCCATCCCAATTTTTTCAAGATTATATTCAACTACAACTTTGTCTGTCTTTTCGAAGTCAAATTTAAGAAAAAGTCTTTCATCCTCACCTAACAGCCAGTCTGTACTGTATTTCTTTTTAGCTTTTTCAAAATGATGAATAGCATTTTCATTTGGATGGATATGACAATGACGTAATAAAATTGGTTTGCCTTCAGTGAGTATCTGATAAGTTGATAGCATGTCAAAAAAGTACACGAATTCATCTAATGAATCACCGGGTTGATTGTAATAAACAACATACCCTTCTGGGATATCTTTTTTAAGCCAGCTAAAAGCCTCATGTTTAATTATGATGTATGGCGATGTTAATAATTCAATTGTCGCAGGTGTTGTTTGGTTGATGGGGTGTTTTATTCTTGTTAAAGAAAGATCTGGGTAATAGTAAGTAAACTTATCAGGCTGTGGAAGTTTTCCAGAGCCTATTAATTTGGTTATGTCAGAGGATATATTTATTAAATCAGATATTTTATAGGGGTCAAGTAAGTGTAGTTTTATGTTTGGAGGACAATTTATAACGGAATGATCTAATTTTTTTGTAATATTTTCATAGAAATCTTTATCATATAGATTATCATGATTATACAAAAATAACAAACCTCTTACATTATAACCTAAAGAATCATCATGAACGTATTTCAATCGCCACTCTTCACTTACATTCGCACACTCGGTAGCTAAAGCAAGTGAGGTTAAGGCACCTTCGACCATTTTTTTACCAATAGATCCCTCCGCATAGCTCTTTAGATCTGTATTGAGATAGACCATTTCCTCTTCATAAGGGTCTGTGTAGAAAAATACAACATCACTTGGATGGGTTTTCTTAGAATGTACCTCTTGGCAACATTCCCAATTCATGTCCGCTCTAGCGGCGCGATCCCATTTGAATACAGAGAAAATATCATCAGAAATTTTACCTGCGACTCGTTGTATAGCCGAAGTTTCTCCACCCATTTTATAATCGCTCCTTTAAAATTGCTGTGGCAATCTGCCATTAAATCCATCTGATTTGATGTGTAATCTAACCGTATGGTTTGTATGTGTTTGTTGCATGACTATAGCGCATGAAAATGCATGATCGCAAAGGGATCGTTTATGTCTAGGCACTCCAGTTCTGGAGAGGCTTTGAAGAGTTCATGCGATTGCATGAAAACCACTATGTGAAGTGAGCAGGCGTGGCGGGGATACGAGCGCGCGCAACGTGCATGATATGGCAATATGCATAACCTAGTTGATGAGATGTCTTGCCACTAATAATATTAAAACGATTGAAACATGTGTTCCGTCCGTACCATAATCTTTAAGTGGGTGCAGGGCTAAATTGTATGATGAAGTATCATATTGCTTCTGAATACTAATGGATAAGTACACGATTGATGTGATGTTATTGCTGACTATTTTTTGTTCTAGTCTTACCGAAGACCCAACACGGGAGAAGAAATAGAAATTAATTGCGTGCCCTTTAAGTGCACAATTTAGCAACAATTTAAAAATGAGGTGAACAGTGAAAGAGTTGGAACTATATAATCTGAATTTTTATTTTAGCTTGTGTACTTCAGATGAAGTGGAAAGAATAAAAAATGTATCAAACTCGGCGGATTACTTACTCAAAATTAGGGCTAATGCAACTATAGAACATATCAGAATCCATCGGGTATTACTAGCTGCAATGCGTAGAAGTGGAAATAATTGGTCATTAAGTAGTTATTTTGATGATTCTCCTTTTGAGGATTATATTGATGATGTTTCTGAACAGTACAAAGAACATCTAGAAGGGATCTCTGGCGGATTTGTATTTTGCAATGATCCGAATGGTCGGATATTAAAAACTGATTATGGATGTGTGATTACTATTTCAGAATCACTTAAGTATTTTTTGTATTACATGAATTTAGCTTTTTTAACTTTTGATGATTGTGATGTTCCTGATGATGTAAGAATTGCTGCATTAAGAATTGCAATAAGAACTATGATGCAAAAGGAATCAATGGATTTTGAAATTGATCCACGTGGTATAATTCCATCACAAATTGATATGGAAATTAGGTACCATGTAAATGATGTGATGAAGTTTATTGTTGGTCATGAATATTCACATTACGTACTTGGGCATTTGAATGATGAATCAACTTTCGAGGCGAGTTTTTTAACCTCTATTGATACGGAAGAAGTTAAACACAAATTTTTCTCCTATGACCAAAAGGATGAACTAGCAGCAGATATTCATTCTTTACGAATGTTGTCGCTTTCTAAAGAAAAATTGGCTGGGTTAATTCAAAAGGTTTGTATCTACTTCGTGTTCATGGATATATATTCAAATGTAAAAGATCAGGTGTCACCTTCACTTAATTTCACAAAGACTCACCCTGAACCAATGGATAGGCTTAGAAATATCATAGAAGAGTTTAAGGAGGAAGTGGAAATTGATTATAATGAAATGGATAAGTTCATCAGATCAGGTGAGGTCATAAAGGGTTTCTTGCAAGATGATGCTGGGTATAATTTTGATGAAATATATGATTTTTATGGATCAATTTATTTAGGTCAGTGGAGGGGAAAGCCGTTAATAGATAGGGTAGACTATTGAGTTGATGTTTATATCCCAAATGACAATCAAAAATAGTGAACTTCTGTGACTGTCATTTGGGTGGTGATTGTAATTTTTATTTGCAGTGGTTATGCATCTTTGGTTTAAGGTTTTTCTATAGAGAGAATGCTCGTCTATTTAGCATGGTTGGAATCTAATATATATTTATTGAATTTCACAATTTCATCACCTATCCAAGTATTTAGCTGCGATATTTGATGTTGTAGTGGTATTAATTCATTTCTAACAAAAACCGTACTTGCCTTCTCCACATCCCCAAACCCACCAACATTACTTGGCATAATCCCCATCATTTGCGGCGGAACGCGGTGCGCAGCCATCATATCGTCACGGCTCACGTTCTTGATGTTCAAAAACTCATCCTTTGCCGCCACTTCTGACAGCGGGATGATCTGAATGCCATCCTTTTTACCGTTGGGCGAGTACATAAACAGGTTGCGGAAGTTGCCCGGCCCTTTGGCGCTTTTCATGGCATGGCGGATGTTGTTCACGTCCTCCTGGTTCTGCGCGGCGTCGGTCATGTACATGATGAAGCCTGCATGACTGCCGTTGATGTAATATTTCCTGCGGAACAGCGTGGCGGACTCGTTGAGCAGGGCTGACGGAATAGCAGAAAGATAGCCGGGCAGGCCGTAGATCTCCTGATTTATGTCCGGTTCCATCAGATGAAAAATGCTGCCTTTCGTGAACTGATACGGCTGGGTTGTCATACCGTATTGCACAAACCAGTAGGTATCCAGGTCTAACCCGCGTCGGGTGTATTTTGCCAGTGCAGGCTCAAGGGCGATAACTTCACCGAAGCGGTTCGTGCGTTTCTCCAGGTAGGCGTTACCAAAAACCAGATAGTCCTGCACAAAACGCGAAAAAGCCTGCTGGCTGAGCAGCGGGTGAGGGATGTAGGTGCTGGTCAGAATGTTGCATTTCACTGCAATCGGTGAACTGTGATGCACGGCAGCGCGGAAGGTGCGCGCCAGCCCGTCAAAGCTGACGGGCGGCTCATACCAACGGTCCATCTGTACGCATTCCACATAGTCCAGCAGTTCTCGGCGGTCCAGAACAGGAACGGGATCGCCGAAGCTGAATGCTTCGGCTGTAGTCTGGTTTTTATGCTGGATCTGATTCGTCGCCGCAGCGCGGTTCTTCTTACTCTTTCCCATCAAAAAATCTCCACAATATTGCTGGTATTGGCGGACTCGCCCTGCAGCGGTTCGTTAAACAGTGCGTGCATTGTTGCCCACGCCAGATCGGCATGGCTGGCTTCTTCGCTGCGGCTGGCTTCATAGGTCGGGCGGTTGCCGCTGGCGGTGGTGGCGCGACGGATTGCCATAAATGACTGCGCTATGTCGGTGTGTCCGGCGTCAAACTCCAGACGGCGGTGACTGATAATGTCGTAGGCCTTGAGTACCAGGGCATTTTTAACGTTGGGGTTGTAGACAAACTCCCGGACGGCAGGAAAAAACGCTTTCACGTTCTCGTAAACCCCATGACCGACGCCGGTTGAGTCGATACCGATGTATGTCACGTTGTACTGTTCAGTCAGTTTTTTGATGGCGTCAGCCTGGGTGCGGAAGTCCATCCCGCGCCACTGGTGACGCTCAAGAATGCGGAACTTACCACCTGGCACGGCTGGCGGTGCCACCACCACGCATCCGGCGCTGTCGCCGTTCTGCGTACCTTTTGCCGGGTCATAACCGATCCACACTTCGCGCCAGCCAAACGGGCGCAGCGCCAGTGCATGAAAGTCGGTCCAGACTTCCCAGCTGTCCACCATACACGCCTGCAGTTCGCTGAGCGGAAACACGGACGCGAGATCGTCCACGAACTCGCACATCAGCAGGTTCTGGTATTCATCCGGGCTGTACTCCATGCGCAACTGGTCAAGGTCGAACAGGTTACAGCCGCCGCGCACCGCGTCTTCCACGGTGACTATCTGGCGGTATTGCCCGTCTGCGCACAGCAGGCCGGGGGCCAGATTGCTGTGGGACAGGTCGATGTCCACCTTGTCGGCTTTGTTGCGTCCACGGTTGAACAGCGCACCGGACCAGAACGGATAAGCACTGTGGGTCAGGCTGGATGGCGTGGAAAAATAGGTCTGTCGCCATTTCTTGTGAATAGCCATACCGGAAGCCACTTTGCGCAACTCCTGGAATTTTGGGATCCAGAAATATTCATCCAGATACAGGTTGCCGTGATAACTCTGGGCTGTGCGGGCATTGGTGCCGAGGAAGTAAAGCGTGGCCCCGTTAGGAAGCACCATCGGATCGCCTTTCAGCTCCACCTCCACTTCTTTGGCAAAGTCGATGATGTACTGTTTGAAGACGTGGGCCTGTGCCTTACTGGCAGAAAGGAAAATCTGGTTACGTCCGGTAAGCAGGGCGTCAATAAGGGCTTCACGGGCAAAGTAAAAGGTCGCGCCGATCTGGCGTGACTTCAGCAGGTTGCGGATGCGGTTGGTTTTTCCGGCTTCCCACCAGTGGCGCTGGTAGTTGAACATGGAGGAATGGAAGATTTCTTCCAGCTTCTCAATCTGCTCATCGGTGAAAACATTCTTTTCCGGCTGACGGCGCGGGCCTTTGTTGCGGTTGGCGACGTTTGGGTTTAAGTCGGCTTCGTTGCCGCCATTGTTAAACTTGCCGATCCGCGCGTGGCGTTCCGACTGGCGCGCCAGCAGGTCAATCTCTTTGAAATCTTTCCCTTCTTTGTGCTCCTTCATAATGAGCTGGCAGTAGCGTGCGGCGGTGGTGAGCTGCATCTGATCCAGCGGCCCATAGTCACCCCACTTGTCGCGTTTTTTCCAGCTGTGAACGGTTGCAACTTTCTCGCCCAGCATTTCAGCAATGCGGGCTACGCGGTATCCCTGAAAGTACAGCAGCATGGCCTGCCGACGGGGATCGAGATCTGCGGGTGTCAGTGTGGTGTTCATGGCACAAACCTACAGCCTTGAATGAAGGCTTTCCCCGCCTGCGGTTTGTGTGGTTGTCGGTACAAATACCGCGCATTGTTTCACTGCCCCCATCACCGCAACCATAAGGCTCCAGTAAGTTTTTTCTAACGGAGCACGGCTCATGACAGTGAAAGCAAAGCGTTTTCGCATCGGGGTGGAAGGTGCCACCACCGACGGACGCGAAATCCAGCGTGAATGGCTGGAACAGATGGCAGCCAGCTACAACCCGGCGGTGTATACCGCGCTGATTAACCTTGAGCACATCAAGTCTTATCTGCCGGACAGCACCTTTAACCGTTACGGCAAGGTGACGGCGCTGTTTGCCGAAGAAATCACGGAAGGTCCGCTGGCAGGCAAGATGGCGCTGTATGCCGACGTTGAGCCAACGGAATCCCTGGTGGAGCTGGTGAAAAAAGGCCAGAAATTATTCACCTCTATGGAAGTCAGCCCGAAGTTCGCTGATACGGGCAAAGCTTACCTGGTCGGCCTGGCTGCCACTGATGACCCTGCCAGTCTGGGTACGGAAATGCTGACATTCAGCGCCAGTGCAGCTCATAACCCGCTGACAAACCGCAAGCAGAATCCTGCAAATCTCTTTACCGCTGCAGAGGAAACGGTGATCGAACTGGAAGAAATCCAGGATGACAAACCGTCCCTGTTTGCCCGTGTCACGGCGTTGTTTACCAAAAAAGAACAGTCCGATGACGCCCGGTTCTCTGATGTGCATAAGGCCGTGGAGCTGGTCGCCACTGAGCAGCAGAACCTGAGCGCACGCACCGAAAAATCCCTGTCTCAGCAGGAAGAACGTCTGTCTGAGCTGGAGACTGCCCTGCAGGCACAGCAGACCGCCTTTAACGAACTGGTGAATAAGCTGAGTCATGAAGACAGCCGCCAGGACTACCGCCAGCGTGCAACAGGCGGTAACGCCCCCGCTGACACTCTGACCAATTGCTGATGGAGCACAAAACCCGATGAAGAAGAATACCCGCTTTGCTTTTAACGCTTACCTGCAGCAGCTGGCGCGTCTGAACGGTGTGGCAGTTGAAGAACTGTCCAGCAAATTCACCGTAGAGCCGTCTGTACAGCAGACGCTGGAAGACCAGATCCAGCAGTCCGCCGCTTTCCTGACGCTGATTAACGTCACGCCAGTGACTGAACAGTCCGGTCAACTGCTGGGGCTGGGTGTTGGTAGTACCATTGCCGGAACCACTGATACCACCGCGAAAGAGCGTGAACCCGTCGATCCGACGCTGATGGTCGATGTGGAATACAAATGCGAGCAGACCAACTTTGACACGGTGCTGACCTACGCGAAGCTGGATCTGTGGGCGAAGTTTCAGGATTTCCAGGTGCGTATCCGTGACGCCATCGTGAAACGTCAGGCACTGGACCGCATCATGATCGGCTTTAACGGCGTGAAGCGTGCGAAAACCTCCAACCGTAGCGAAAACCCGCTGCTGCAGGATGTGAACAAAGGCTGGCTGCAGAAAATCCGTGAGGATGCACCGGATCACGTCATGGGCAGCACCACCACGGGCGGTGAAACCACACCGGGCGCGGTGAAAGTCGGGAAAGGTGGCGAATATGCCAACCTGGACGCCGTGGTGATGGATGCCGTCAATGAGCTTATCGACGTGGTCTACCAGGACGATGACGATCTGGTGGTGATTTGCGGTCGTGAACTGCTGTCTGACAAGTATTTCCCGCTGGTCAACAAAGAGCAGGAAAACAGTGAAAAACTGGCTGCCGATATGATCATCAGTCAGAAACGCATGGGTGGCCTGCAGGCCGTGCGTGCGCCGTTCTTCCCGCCGAATGCATTGCTGATCACCCGTCTGGATAACCTGTCCATCTACTGGCAGGAAGATACCCGCCGCCGCTCAGTTATCGACAACCCGAAACGTGACCGGATTGAAAACTTTGAATCCGTTAACGAAGCCTATGTGGTTGAGGACTACCGCTGCGCCGCACTGGTGGAAAACATCCAGATTGGCGACTTCAGCGCCACCGCAGCAGAAACCGGAGCGTAACCCATGAGCCTGAGTCCCGCACGGCAGCATCGCCTGCGCGTTCAGGCTGAACAGGCCGCCCGCGAGGGCGGCAGTGTTCGCCACGCGTCGGGCTATGACCTGATGCTGCTGCAACTGGCGGAAGACCGCCGCCGTCTCAAGGGCGTTCAGTCCACGGTCAAAAAAGCGGAAATCAAAGTGGAGCTGCTGCCGAAGTACGCCGCCTGGGCAGAGGGTGTCCTGGCTGCCGGAGGCGCTCAACAGGATGACGTGCTGATGTACGTGATGCTGTGGCGCATTGATGCCGGAGATTATGCCGGGGCGCTGGAGATCGGGCGTCATGCCCTGCGTCATGGCTGGGTGATGCCGCTGGGTAACCGCAACGTGCAGACCGTGCTGGCAGAGGAAATGGCAGACGCCGCGCAGAGCGCAATGCTTGCCGCCACCGGCTTTGATGCCGATCTGTTGCTGCAGACGCTGGAGCTGACAGACGGTCTGGATATGCCGGACCAGTCACGGGCGCGTCTGCATAAAGCGATTGGCGCTGTCCTGAGTGAAAGCAACCCGGCTTCCGCCCTTAATCATCTCAACCATGCGTTACAGCTCGATCCCCGCTGTGGCGTGAAAAAAGACAAACAGCAGCTGGAGCGCAGACTGCGAAATGACAGCCGCTGACAGAACGTGCCCCCGCGCACGGGCGGCACGGGGTGGCGAAAGGCACTGCCACATCAAAACCCCGTCCACCGCCCTCTATTTCAGGAGAAAGCAGCATGAAGTTTGTTGCGCCAGAACAGGCACCGGAACAGGCGGAAATCATTAGAAATACGCCGTTCTGGCCTGATGTGGACCTGTCGGAGTTTCGCAGTGTCATGCGCACTGACGGCACGGTGACGCAGCCGCGTTTAAAGCAGGTTGCCCTGTCGGCAATTTCGGAGGTCAACGCAGAGTTGTATGAGTTTCGCAGACGTCAGCAGATGCTGGGGTATGCGTCGCTGGCTGAGGTTCCGGCGGAACAGCTGGACGGCAAAAGTGAGCGCATTCATCACTATTTCAACGCGGTTTACTGCTGGGCTCGCGCCATGCTCAACGAGCGTTATCAGGACTATGACGCCACGGCATCCGGTGTGAAGCGGGGCGAGGAACTGGCGGAAGCAAGCGGTGATTTATGGCGTGACGCCCGCTGGGCCATCAGCCGGGTGCAGGATGCGCCGCACTGCACAGTGGAGCTTATCTGATGAAAGTGCGTGCGCATCAGTATGACACGGTGGACGCGCTTTGCTGGCGTCATTACGGGCGCACGCAGGGTGTCACGGAGCAGGTACTGAAGGCAAATCCGGGGCTTGCCGAATATGGCCCCTTTTTACCTCACGGGCTGCAGGTGGAGCTGCCGGACATTCCGACCACCACCACCGTGCAGACCGTCCAGCTATGGGACTGAATTATGACGCTTGAGCGAATCAGCGCCTTTATCACGTACTGCATCGCCGTTGTGCTGGCCTGGCTGGGCGATTTGTCCATCAAGGATGCCTCAACGCTGGGCGGCCTGATGATTGGTGTGCTGATGCTGGCTATCAACTGGTACTACAAACACAAAGCCTACCAGCTTTTGCGCGACGGGCAGATCTCGCGGGAGGACTATGAATCCATCAATCGTTAAACGCTGCCTTGTCGGGGCCGTGCTGGCTATTGCTGCCACGCTGCCGGGTTTTCAGCAGCTTCACACCTCCGTGGAAGGGCTGAAACTGATTGCCGATTACGAAGGTTGTCGTCTGCAGCCGTATCAGTGCAGCGCGGGTGTCTGGACCGACGGCATTGGTAATACATCGGGCGTCATCCCGGGCAAAACCATTACGGAACGACAGGCAGCGGAAGGGCTGATCTCCAACATGCTGCGTGTGGAGCGGGCGCTGGAAAGGTGTGTGAAGCAACAGCCGCCGCAGAAGGTGTATGACGCGGTGGTGTCGTTTGCCTTCAACGTGGGAACGGGCAATGCCTGCAGTTCCACGCTGGTGAAATTGCTCAATCAGCGGCGCTGGGCGGATGCGTGCCGACAGTTGCCGCGCTGGGTTTATGTGAAAGGTGTTTTTAATCAGGGGCTGGATAACCGCCGTGCGCGGGAGATGGCCTGGTGCCTTAAAGGAGCTGGACTATGACGCGTGCGCTGGCAGTAGTGGTGGCGCTGGCACTCGTTGCGCTGGGCTGGCAGTCGTGGCGGCTTAACAGCGCCAGCCACACCATCGAAACGCAGCACGCGGCGCTGAAAAGTAAAGCGCAGGAACTGACGAAGAAAAACAGCCAGCTTATCAGCCTGTCCATTCTGACTGAAACCAATAACCGGGAGCAGGCGCGGCTCTATGCCGAAGCAGAACAGACCAGCGCACTGCTGAGACAACGACAACACCGGATCGAGGAACTGAAACGTGAGAACGAGGATTTACGCCGCTGGGCTGATACTCCTTTGCCTGCTGACATTATCCGGCTGCGGGAACGTCCGGCACTCACCGGAGGTACAGCTTACCGTCAGTGGTTGTCCGCGAGTGACGCCGTGTCGGCTGGATCAGGCAACGCCGCGCACTAACGGTGATCTGAACGCGTTGCTGGATGAAACGGAGGCCGCCTGGGCGGTCTGTGCAGACAAAGTGGACATGATTATTGCGTGTCAGGAGCGAAACAGTGAACAAACCACAATCCCTGCGCCACGTCCTCAATAAAGCGGTGCCTTATGTCCGCAATAACCCGGACAAACTGCATCTGTTTGTGGATAACGGTTCGCTGGTTGCCACGGGGGCCAGTTCCATGTCGTGGGAGTACCGTTACACCCTGAACGCGGTGATTGAGAATTTCAGCGGCGACCAGAATCTGCTGATGGCCCCGGTTTTGCTGTGGTTGCGGGATAACCAGCCCGATGCCATCAATAACCCGGCGTTACGGGAAAAACTATTTACCTTTGAGGTGGATATTCTGCGCAACGATGTCTGTGATATCAGCCTTAACCTGCAACTGACGGAACGTGTGCTGGTCAGCACTGACGGCAGTGTGTCGAGCGTTGAAGCTGTAGCAGAACCCGATGAACCTGAAGAAATGTGGACGGTGAAACGTGGCTGAACTGCAGAAGGTGGACGACTGGCTTAGTGCCTTACTGGCGAATCTGGAACCAGTCGCAAGAAGCCGCATGATGCGCCAGCTGGCGCAGGAACTGCGCCGGACACAGCAGCAGAATATCAGGATGCAGCGCAATCCAGATGGCAGCAGTTATGAACCGCGCAAGGTTACGGCGCGCAGTAAAAAAGGCCGCATCAAACGTCAGATGTTTGCAAAGCTGCGCACCACCAAATACCTGAAAACCGCCGCCAGCGCCGACTCTGCCAGCGTACAGTTTGAAAGTAAGGTGCAGCGCATTGCCCGCGTTCACCATTATGGCCTGCGCGATCGCGTCAGCCGCAAAGGACCGGAAGTGCGTTACGCAGAGCGTCGTTTGTTGGGTCTTAATGGTGAGTCTTACGTTCTAACTCTTGATATATTGAATAGATTCCTTCTGTCTTGAATTCACCATATGCCCAATGAATTGCATTTTTTTGTTCAGTCAGAATATATTTCCTAACTTTTTTAGAATAGTGAATGGTCAGTATAAAACCCAAAGAAATCCATAATAGAATAAATATGGTTGTTGGGGCAAAGGAATAGATAAAGAATTTGTCTTTAACGAAATTCTTGACTTCTTCATCAATGTAAGCATTCCCTTCATCAGTGGTTAGTAGTTTACAAAGAATTTCTTTATGCTCGATAGTTAATGATTTGTACTTCTCTGTACTGGCAGAGGATGACTCTTCGCAATCATCCTTTGATATTTCCCAATCAGGAGTGGTTAATATTGTAGCTGCAGTCGCCAGTTTTTTTGACATATAAAATGATTCACCGGATTTTATCCAATAAAGCAATGTGCTATTTGGTGGGGTTCTAATGGCTTGGATGAAAACTGGACCAAAAATATAAATTGCACACAAAAAAAGAAGTGAAAAGAGAACCGTGATTGATTTTTCAGCCCATGTGATAGTAGGCAGCCTTTTTAATGATATTCGTATAAGAAAAAAATTTAATATAAACGCAGGTATTCCTGATTTTTTCAAAATTACATCATGAGATTTTCTATATTTGAATAGTGCTCTTATAACTATCGTCACCAAAGTTATAACAGCTCCAATAATGGAAATCCATGCGGCAAGTGCCGCTGCCGGGGTGTTTAAAAATTCAGCATTAAATATATTAGAACTTATTGGATTCATAACACTCATTTATCCACCTATTGGTTGTTTTTTATCCTTTTATCAATTTGTACCATCGATACCACAATTTGCAAGAAGTTATAAACAAGTTTTCAGCTGTCATCATATATCTATGAACGCACAACTAACCGAAATCATGCGCCTTATCACCAATCTGATCCGCATAGGTGTAGTCACCGAAGTGGACCGGGAAAACTGGCTTTGTCGGGTGAAAACGGGCGACCTTGAAACCAACTGGATTAACTGGCTGACGCTGCGCGCGGGTAATGCCCGCACATGGTGGCGACCATCGGAAGGTGAGCAGGTGGTACTGCTGAGTCTGGGCGGCAATCTGGAAACAGCCTTTGCTTTGCCCGCCATCTATTCTAATCAGTTTGCACCGCCGTCGCAGTCGGTGGACGCCTGTGTGACAGAACATCCTGATGGTGGCTGGTTTGAATACGAACCCACTACCGGGCGCTGGTATGTCAGGGGCATCAAATCCATGGTCATTGAGGCTGCCGACAACATCACCCTGAAAACCAGTGAGTTTGTGCTGGAGGCTGACCGCACGCGTATTAACAGCGAAGTAGTGATCAATGGTGGCGTTACCCAGGGCGGCGGTGCAATGAGTTCTAACGGAATTGTGGTTGATGCACATCAGCATACTGGCGTCCTGAAAGGCGGCGACACAACCGGAGGCCCGGTATGACGCTTTATAGCGGGATGAACAATACCAGCGGCAAAGTCATTACTGATATTGACCATCTGCGCCAGTCGGTGCGGGACATTCTGCTGACGCCGCAGGGTAGCCGCATTGCCCGTCGGGAATATGGTTCCCTGCTGTCGGCACTGATAGATCAGCCACAAAATCCGGCGTTACGCCTGCAGGTCATGTCGGCAGTGTATGTGGCGCTGAGTCGCTGGGAGCCACGGCTGACGCTGGATTCCATCACCATCAACAGCCATTTTGACGGTTCAATGGTGGTGGAGCTGAGCGGGCGGCGTAATAACGGTGTGCCTGTTTCCCTTTCCGTATCAACAGGAGCAGAGAATGGCAGTGATTGACCTTTCGCAGTTGCCTGCGCCGCAGATTGTGGATGTGCCGGACTTTGAGACGCTGCTTGCCGAACGCAAGGCCGAATTTGTGGCGCTTCATCCGAAAGATGAGCAGGAAGCAGTGATCCGCACGCTGGAACTGGAATCTGAACCCGTTACCAAATTGTTGCAGGAGAACGCTTATCGTGAGTTGCTTCTGCGCCAGCGCATTAACGAAGCCGCGCAGGCGGTGATGGTGGCTTACGCGATGGGCGGCGATCTTGACCAGCTCGCTGCTAACTACAACGTGAAACGCCTGACGGTGACACCTGCTGATGATGACGCTGTACCGCCCGTTGCGGCTGTGATGGAAAGTGATGAAGCGTTACGCCTGCGTGTGCCTGCAGCCTTTGAAGGGCTTTCTGTTGCGGGGCCAACTGCCGCTTATGAGTTTCATGCACGAAGCGCCGACGGTCGGGTGGCGGATGCCAGTGCAACCAGTCCGGCACCTGCAGAGGTGGTACTGACTGTCCTTAGCCGCGAAGGCGACGGAACAGCAGAAAAAGACTTGCTGGATGTGGTGGAGAACGCCCTGAACAGTGAGAACGTCCGCCCGGTGGCTGACCGTCTGACGGTTCGCAGCGCAGAAATCATCCCGTACCGCGTGGAAGCCACCATTTTTCTTTATCCGGGACCGGAAGCAGAGCCGGTAATGGCAGCGGCAAAAGCCAGCCTGCAGAAGTACATCGCCAGTCAGACGCGGCTTGGTCGGGATATTCGCCGTAGTGCCATTTTTGCCGCGCTGCATGTTGAGGGGGTTCAACGTGTGGAGCTGACTTCACCGCTGGCTGATGTGGTCCTGAACAAAACACAGGCCGCCTCATGTACGCAGTGGAGCGTAACCAACGGAGGAACGGATGAATAGTCTGCTGCCACCAGGTTCAACGCTACTGGAGCGCCGACTGGCGCAGACCTGTAGCGGGATTTCTGATCTGCAGGTGCCGCTGCGTGACTTGTGGAATCCGGCAACCTGTCCGGTCAGTTTCCTGCCTTATCTCGCTTGGGCGTTCTCTGTGGATCGCTGGGACGAGGGCTGGACTGAAAGCGTCAAACGTCAGGTGGTGAAGGATGCTTTTTATATTCATCAGAATAAAGGAACCACCAGTGCCGTGCGGCGGGTGGTGGAACCGTTCGGATTCCTGATCCGCATTATTGAGTGGTGGCAGACCGGCGAAACACCGGGCACGTTTCGCCTGGATATCGGCGTGCAGGATCAGGGCATCACTGAAGATACCTATCTGGAACTTGAGCGACTGATAAGCGATGCCAAACCATGTAGCCGTCACATGATCGGCATGTCCATCAATCTGCAGACCAGCGGCCCGCATTGGGTGGGAGCCGCCAGCTATCTTGGCGAAGAAATCACGATCTATCCGTATATCAACGAAACAATTATTTCCGGCGGCACCGCGCATGAAGGCGGGGCGGTCCATGTTATTGACACAATGAGAGTGAATCCATGAGCACAAAATTTTATACCCTGCTGACGGATATTGGCGCGGCGAAACTTGCCAGCGCCGCCGCGCTCGGTGTGCCTTTAAAAATTACCCATATGGCGGTCGGCGATGGCGGCGGAACATTACCAACGCCGGACGCAAAGCAGACAGCACTGGTAAATGAGAAACGCCGGGCTGCGCTGAATATGCTCTATATCGACCCGCAGAACAGCAGCCAGATTATTGCTGAACAGGTGATCCCTGAAAACGAGGGCGGTTGGTGGATACGTGAAGTGGGCTTGTTTGATGAGTCCGGGGCATTGATTGCCGTGGGTAACTGCCCGGAAAGCTATAAGCCGCAACTGGCTGAAGGCAGTGGGCGTACCCAGACCGTGCGCATGGTGCTGATTACCAGCAGTACGGGCAATATCATCCTGAAAATCGACCCTGCTGTAGTGCTGGCAACCCGCAAGTATGTGGATGACAAGGCACTGGAGCTGAAGGTGTACGTGGATGACCTGATAGCAAAACATCTTGCCGCACTGGACCTGCATTCACAGTATGCACCCAAAGAAAGTCCGACATTTACCGGAACCCCCAAAGCGCCAACGCCAGCGGCGGGGAATAATACCACTCAGCTTGCGACCACCGCATTTGTTCAGGCGGCACTGACGGCCCTGATTAATGGTGCGCCAGCCACGCTGGACACGCTGAAAGAAATAGCCGCAGCCATTAACAATGACCCGAAATTCAGTACCACCATTAACAATGCGCTGGCACTGAAAGCGCCGCTGTCGAGTCCGGCACTCACCGGAACGCCAACAGCCCCCACGGCGGCGCAGTCGGTCAACAATACACAGATTGCCACTACGGCTTTTGTGAAATCGGCGATTGCGGCAATGGTGGGTTCTGCACCTGCGGCACTGGATACACTGAACGAACTGGCGGCGGCACTGGGGAATGATCCGAACTTTGCCACGACAATGCTTAATGCGCTGGCAGGTAAACAACCGCTGGACAATACGCTGACTAATTTGAGTGGAAAGGATGTAGCTGGTCTTCTCACATACCTTGGTTTGGGAGAAGCCAGATATGTCATTCAGCGAGGAGCTAATGTCAATGGTGCATGGATACGCTGGTCAGATGGT